AAGTCGCAAACGCGCTCGAACAGGTGCTTGTAGGTACGAGACATCGCGTGAATGCCGGCTTCAGGTTTCGGCCGCCCTACTCGCTGTCGCCGGCGGGTTTGATGTTTGGCCCAGGCTGGGCGCAGGGCTCGGGTGTGGTGTGTGTACGCTCGGGTGTGCGGCCGTAGCCGCAGCACGGCTGGCGGCACACAATTGGCGAGACGGAACCCGATGTTCGTGTTGGCGTTGCCGGGCGAGTTGTTGGCGTTCGCCGCCCGCACGCCGGCGTTCGAGCCGTTGTTCCAATTGCCCCCAACGTGGAGCAGCGCGGGCCCCATCATTGTCCACCCTCACCCTTTCGCACGGCCGCCTGCCAGCCGCCCAATTGCCTGCCGACGTCAGCCATGAGCTGCGTAGCGTGGCTGAATTGAGACAGGCTGGTCTGGCGGAGCGAAGTCGATAACTTGATCAGCAATCTTAGGCAATCCAGCTCGGCGCTCGCCTCGCTGAGCAATTGATGGCGGCGCCCGCCCCGGGCGGCGTAGGCGGCGGTGCAGGCCTTCAGGAGCCCGAGCAGCGCGTCGATCATCCTGGCGCCGAGGGTCGGCCGGAGCCATTTCGGAAACCGGCCGACATGCGGCACGAGCCATTCGCCCAGGTCTTCGATCGCCTGGTAAATGGCCAACTCTTGGAATTTCTTGTATGCCATCAGCTAAGCCAAAGGCCCAAAATCAAATCTCAAATCCTTCCTCACCTGGCGAGACGGAACCCGAAGCCCGTGTAGGCGTTGCCGGGCGAGTAGTTGGCGTAAGCCGCCCGCACGCCGGCGCTCGAGCCGTCGGACCAATAGCCCCCAACGAGGAGCAGCGCGGGCAGGCCCTCCGTCCACCCACCGGTATCCGGGTTGTAGACCTGACCCTGGAAGTTATACGCGCGATCGCTCTCATAGCCCCAGGAGACAGACGTGCCGGGCGAGCTCGTCTTGAGTCCTCCGAAAAACTGCGCCACCCATTCCCAGACATTACCTACCGGATCAGCCAGGCCAGCCGGCGAATACCAGCTCCGCCCTGCCGGCGTTGAGCCCCAGTTCGTCGTCCGTGGGCCGGTGCCCGTGAGCGTTCGACCGTACATGTACGTCGGATCTTGTTGCCCGCGCTGAGCGCCGGTGCTGTTGAACTCCGGAGCTTGGGCCCCCAGGCTGCTGTCCGGCAGATCGTCCGTGTACGTGGTCGTCACATTGTCATTGATCGTGGCGACGTAATAGTAGGTATTGCCCCCGGCGGTCGTGCGATAAATCTTCCGCGCCGTTGTGCCCGCACCGCCGAGCGGGATGTTCGTCAGATTGACCTGCTGAGCTGCAGGACTCACCGTGGCTGACGCCGTGCCCTTCCGTGTCTCGCCGCGCGCATTCACGAACGTGACCACGTACTTGTAGTCACCCGTCAGATTCCCGGCTGCTCCAACGGCCGCCGTCGGCGCGCCAGGGTTCCCAAGATAGTCGTCATCGCTCGCGCTGCCATAGTAGGTATTTCCGTTCATACGAGCGGGTGACTGAACTCCGGGGTTGAACTCCACGGCCATGAGCCACTCAGCCCATGTCGGCAGCCTACAGCCCGCCTGAGCTGCGACCTGCATGGCCTCCCAGCCCTGGATCGACGCCCAGGGCGGCACCCCATACTGGGAGCGGGGGATGGTGCTGCTACCGGCGCTAGTCGGCGTCGCGTCGTAACGGGAGGCCAAATAGATCCCGATGGCTAGCGGTCCGACCCGGACCATACCGGGCAGTGGCACCCCGGCGGGCAGATCCGGGTGGGCGACGTAGGGCGTCGCCGGCACGATCAAATCGTTCGAACAGACCGAGTATTCAAAGATCGCGCCAGTGGCGTCTCCACCTTCGTAATCCCTGCCATTATGAAAGTAGCCGAGTAATCTGGAGTTCGATTCCGAATAACCGGAGGGCGCCAGTTTGCCGTCAGAGACCTCGCTCAAGACGAAGCCGTCGCGAGTGGCGAAGACGTAATAATCCCGGCCGACCGTCCTGGAACCGACGTCGAGATTCGCGAAACTCACGGTCTCGGGCGACGTCAGCTCCACCACCGTCCGATCCGGCAGGATGCACACGCCCTCGCCAACCTGGATGGCGTCATCATCAATAAACGACAGACGCAATCCATGGCGCAGCCCTCGGAAGAAGAGATAGCTGGAAGGGTGGAGAGCACTGAGCAGCCGCGCCATCAGACGATCCTCCCGATCACCAGCAGCGTCCGGGCGGCGCTTTGCGGTACTTCGGAGCCGCTCAGGCCGCTCCGGATCTTCAACCACCGCACACTGGCGAATGTGGCGGGATCCAGCGCCACGTACCGCTGGCCGGCTTTACAGAAGACCTCGTTGCCGTATTGGTTGTAGAGGTCCTCGAACGTCGCGCCATCCGCGCTCGCCTGAAAGCTGACGTCGGAACCTTCCCAGCCGGCCGGGAACTGAATCGCCGTGATCCGGAGCGCACCCAGATCGATCGCCGGTGAGAGGCTCGCGCCGGCGGCGAAATCCACCTTCACGACATGCTGGAGGAACTCGCCGTGCCTGACGGTGGCTTCCTGTACGTAGTTAGGCATCACACCTCCCCGCAAATATCCCGTTTCTGGGCCGTAAACCTGTCCCAAAGCGTCCCGGGACGCTCCGGAAGTGGTTTACCACTTGGGAACCGGTCAGAGGCCCTCATTCGCCCTCCCAGATGCGTCCGGGGTCGAGCTCGAAGTCGTCATCGACCACCGGCGATATCCAGCAGTGGCAATTCACTAGCTCTTTGGCCGGCAGAGACGGATCGAGCGGGTGGTCCGCGGCATAACCTCCCACGTCGAATTTCTCGTCGATGCCGACCTGCACTTTATCCAGCGCCGCGTGCGTCGGCCGGGTATTCCGGCCGAGAATGTTCCACTGTTTCCGGGTGACGCCGTTGCGGCGGTAGGTCTCGGCCTGCGCTAGCTCAGCGGCGATGCCGGTCTCTGTCAGCGCAAACCGCCTGGCTTCCCAGGCCGTCTGATAGTTCAGCTTCGCCCGGAGCTCGTCAATGAACTCCTGGTTGTACGGGTTCCGGCCGAGCTCATAGAAGTTCCGCACGATAGTCTCGAATACCTGTTCGATCTGATTCCGAGTCGAGAAGATCACCGCCCCGGCCCGCTCAAGCAGACGCTCCTTGATCCGCTCGTTGCGCAGCGAGAAATCAGCGGCGTACACCCCTAGCTTCCGGAGCGCAAATCGTGCCGCCGCCTCGAACGTTGGTAGAGAAGTGGCCTCGATGATCGCCGCCGCCCGGCTCTGCAGGTCGCCGAAATAGCTGAAGTTGATCAGCAGCCGCATGATCAACTCGCGATCGGCGCCCGTCAGCTCCTTGCTGATCGTGCCCAGCTGCGCATGCCGGTGAATCGCATCCCAGCCGCCGATCCGGGTGAGGTGCGCGAATAGGGCATCTACGCCGGTCGCCCAATATTCCCGCATCAACCGGACCAGCGGCCGCGCTGCCCGGATGCGGTCAAAGCGCCGTGAGCGTCTGGCTTTCCTGCCGGCAGCGGCCGCCGCTGAGAAAACGGTTACCAGGGTGTGGTTTGCGCTCATTTGCGCGCCGCCTCCCGGATTGTTCGTTGCATGTCGCGCAACGTATCCTCCAGCAGCAGGGGGTCTGCCGCGCCAGCCGTCAATGGCTCGTCTCCTCCTTCCAGGGGATCCAGATCAGGGAAGCGATTGGCGCGGACCTCGTTGGGCGTCAGGACTCCCCGGTCCAAATACACTGCGTCTGTCTCCGCATTCAGGCGCCGGTCCTCGGTGTCGTAGGGCTCGAACTCGAAGTGGAAAGCGTCTGTTCCGAAACCGATCCGGATCAGCCGGTCGAACTGCGACTGAATGGCCTCTTGACTCGGAGCGATGATCGACGTCTTGTACTCCTCCCGTTGCTCCGTCGCCAGATTCCCGCCCAGCTTGCCCGTCTCCACGATTCCGACCTTCTGGGGCGGGACGCCGTGGGCGTGGATGATCTCGTCACGGCAGTCCATACGCAGCAGGCGGAAGGATGCCTCTTTTGCGGCATCGGAGGTGAGCTTCTCGAACCGGATCTTGGCTCCTGATGGCGTCTGCAAGCAAAGGGTCTTGTGCGCCTTCCCTTTGAGGTGCGTGCGGAAGTACTCCTGGATCACCTGGATCGTGTCATCCTCGGTCTCGCCCTCCAGGATTACGGCGTAGTCAGGGATGGCGTTGTTGCTGAAGAACTGCAGGTTGTATTCAGCAACCAGCGTCATGAGTACCACCGCGTTCCAGGCCAGCATGATGCTCGGGATCCCGTAATAGGGCGACCACGGTGAATAGCGCGAGAAGTGAATCACGGACGTGAGCTCGGAGCTTTTGATCGGATCCTTGTCGTTCAGATCGGCGAAGTCCTCCTCGCCCGCCCCAAACACCCGGAAATGGGCGAACTGGCTGGCCTTCTGCTGGACGTAGCCCAGGCCATCCAGGCGCACCCACATCTCCGGCGCCGGGACGTGCGCCAGCTCGGCAGGCTCGCCGCTCTTATTCGGGATCACCTCGAGGTAACCGTTGCCCAGCGCCTCGTAGTCGGTCCAGACCTTACGCATGCCTGTGGAGAAACTCTCCCTGCCGAAGGCGTTGGCGAAGAACTCCTCGATGCGCCTCCGCAGTCGCTCCGGGCCGTCGCCGACGATTTGCCATGGTCTCCCGACGACATCTTTGGCTTTAGCCCGCACGGCGCGGGCGTGATAGGTGTTCACCGTCGCGGCATATGCATAGAGCGCGAAATCGAACGGTCTCGCGGCGCAAGCGACGCCGTCGATCTGCACTCCGATCTTCTGCCGCAGCCTCTTGCTGCCCCGCGAAGGCGCATCCGTCAAGGCCTTGATGGCCTCATGGTATTCCGCGGCCGCACCCCTGCCGGAAGCGAGCAGCGGCGCTTGCAGCCGCGCCACCTGGCCCGTTCCGGAATCGAGCACGAACGCTTCAATGCGCGTCACTCGAACAGCTCCTTCATCTCAGTGCCGCCCTCCATCGAGTACATCCAGGCGACCGTGATCTTCCGCTGCCGCTCCCCGAACGTTTCCCATAGCCGCTGAGGGATGGCGATATAACTCCACCGCAGCCTGCCGGTCTTGGTGTAGAATCCGAGGCGGTCGATCACCTTCAAGGTCAGCGCCAACGGATCGCCCAGCAGCCTCGCGGTGCGGTACGTCCGCCCGCCCGAGCGGAACTCATCACCGGCCTCGAAGTCCACGCCTTCCGCCAGCCCGGCTTGACGGGCCAGATCCACCGTGAAGGCCGTCGGGTTTCGGTGTCGGTCCGTCCGGTAACCGCTCACTCGCTCAGTCCTCTCCCAGCGCCGCCTCGTCGGTGCGGATCGTGACCGTCACCACCCCAGGAGCAGTGGCGACTGTGACGCGATCGCCGATCGTCACGGTTTTTCGCGCGGCCTGGACCTGCGCCTCGACGTGCGGCACCAAGGTCTCGATCAACCCCGGCAGGTAGGCCAGTAGTTCATCGCGCTCCCGATCGTCGATGATGCCGTCGTCCATCAGGCTGTTAGCCAGCTTCCGCACCGCCTCCATCACGATCGCCTTGCGCTTCGGCCCGTCCCCGCTGTTGGGCAGCTTCTTCTCCAGACGCGCCATCAGCGGACCCACGATGAACGGCAACGCGACCCGCAAGCCCGCGCCGGCAATCGACGTAATCAATGGAATAGGAATGCTCATAGCAACCTCGCTCTGATCCTCCGGCCCCGGTGGCCACGCAATAGGCTGATCGCCCGCTCCACGGCGTCAGGGCCGTCGTCATGGGTGTTCGCCGAACAGCCCAGGGCCTCGAACTCTTCAATGCATTTCGCTACGTCCGGCGACCAATAAGAGGAGCTCGCGCTCGGGAACCAGATCCTGCCCTGTTCGGCGAGCGGCGCCAGCCGCGAGATCCTCCGCAGTTTGTCGGTCGAGATGTCGGCTACGGCGACCGCTGGCACCTGCAGGTTCTGTTCCGCCGACGCCTCCTCGACCAACTGCTTGAGCGCATCCTGGTAGGCGACCGTTTCGAATCCGAACCGGTAGATGCCCGGCCATTCCCGGCAGATCGACAGCACGAGCTCCACCTGCTGCTGCACCTTCAGCTTCTTGATCACCATCCGCAGAATGTAGTAGCGGCCATTGGCCTCGCCGACGACGGCCACCGCCGTCTCATCGTGCCTTTGCTTCTGGCCGATCGCCGGATCGATCGCCGCCACTAGATGCAGCTGGAGTCCCTCCACGTCCTCGTCGCGGAAATAGCGCCAGTTGTTCGGCGCGAAGATCTGCTCTTCCTCGTTCGCCGCGTCGT